AGTTCACGCTTTTCGTCGATAAAGTCTCGCTCTACGCGCTCTAGCTCTTCCCAGTCGATCTGGATGCCGTTTCGCTCAATCTCTACGAGGAACAGGAGCATTTCATTGGTCAGATCGAAGACAGGCTCCAGAGAAGCATTACTTTCCTTCGTAAGGTCATGGCGCTGGGCCAGATAGATCTCTGCGCACGACAGAACGTCAGTATCGGCGTACTCAATCACGGTTTTAAGGGGCATTTCCTCAAACCCCGTGCCCTTGCTGAACAATTCATCCACCAAGTCATCCCGCTTTCGGGTAACGTCCCGGCGCTGGGCCGTGCCCTTCAGACTTTTGTCCACGTTCTGCGCTCTAGCGAAGATGTACTCGCCTACCATAGTGCAGTGGACCTTTTCAGGGATCTCAAAGCCCGCTTCGAGCAAATACATCACATCAAACTTGGCATTGTGGGCGACTAACAGATCTGCAGACGCTAAATCCTGCCTGAGTTCAGTAGGATCATCGCAGCCCGTCTGCTCAACGTGATAAAAGATTGCGCGCTTTGCTTCTCCGATAACGCCATCTTTCACCATTCTCCAGTGGGCGGATACGATACGGTTTTTAGGGTTAAACGGGCTGTTGTCCTTGTTGCCGTCTACCATGGCTACCGTCGTTTCTAAGTCGATTACGATAACTGTCATGGCTTACTCCACATACCGGCTGATTTCAGGCTCGATCCGACAAAGCACGGTGCCGTGCCAGCCAGAGAGCTTGTTCTTAGATATTGTGAGGTAGCGAGTAGGATCTTGTTCGTCCTCAGACGTTTGTTCTTGTTTGCCGATGCCGATTACTAAATCGTTCTCTGCCATCTTGCCGATGCGAGAGCCTTCCATATCGAAGCCGGACAGCCGAGTACGGCCTCGGGCTTCATTACTTGCTTGAGAAACTGTTAGTACGGCGCACTGGTGCTTCTTCGCGAGTTCCCGGAGAGATCGATAGACTTCCCGCAGCCGTTCATGCGATGCAGAGAATGTCCCGTTTACGTGGCACTTGTCTCCCTGATCCACGATTACAACATCCGGGGTCATCACGGACAGATAAGCGTCTACCTGATTCAGATCCCAGTCTTGGATATCTTTCATCTCGATCTTTTCTTCGATCTGGGCAAACTTTTGATGTGCTTCCTTACGGGCCTTGGGATCTTTTGCTATCTCTGCGCGGGTCTTGCCTGCCCATGCCTGCATAGCCCGCAGCATAGTTCTACGGGTTTCTTCTTCATTTCCGAGATAGAGAACTAAAGCGCCCTGATCGCAGAATCCTCCCGGGGCACAGCAAATACTAACTGCAAACGCGGTCTTCCCTGTTTCGGGTAGAGCAAAGATGGTTCCAAATTCACCGGGGCCGATTCCGTAAACATGCCGGCTCAGTGTTGAGATGTTGAACTGCCAACGTGCGTCGTCGCTGGTTAACTCAAGAAGAGCATCAAGATCTTTAGTCGTCGTCGGGCCAAAGTCATCGGGCATCAATCCGTCCCGAGTAGACTCCAGAAGCTTCTCTAATTTACCTACGGCGTCGTCGCTGCCTTCGCTGATCTCTAACCCGAGGTTAGCTATCTTATGGCCTAGCGAACGCTTCCAGAGTTCCTTTACTACGTCGGAGACTATGTCTTCCTGTAGCGGCGCGGCATTCATCACGGAGCATACATAGTCCGTGAACTCTTCTTTCTCGGCGCGAGTTGCTACCGGGTAGTGTAAGAGATAGAGGGCTTCAAGGTCGTCCTGCGCGAGGTCACGGTTGTATTTCTGGTGACCTTCGGACACGCATTTGAATAGCGTTTTAGCAGACCCCTCGAAGAGTGAGGCGTTAAGAGAAGATTGGTTTTCTTGATAAACATTTTGGGACAGAAGAGACTTTAGTATTTTTATATCCATACTTAATCAGAACCGTTTCGGTGAGTAACGGGGCCGACTATAGCACTAACTAATGTCTCTTGTGAATACCTAACTAATGCGGATCTTCATTCTTTTTAAGTCAGGCTTCTGATCTCCACGGCGTTCGCGCATGTCTACTTCGTGGTAGACGACAGACTTACTTTGCTTAACTACTGCTTCTATAGCTTCCTCTAGGCGTGTCTGTTCTAATGCAGCTTCTTTGAATCCATCTTGAAATTCAAAGTCTATGATTGCGATTGCTCTAGCTTTCATGGGGTATTCCTACTACTTGTTCTATCTGTGGAATGGATAAATATTTAAGATCTTCTTCTGTAAATTTGACAGTCACTTTCGTAGTTACCGCTTCGCTATTTAACAGTTTCAATAGCTTTATAGCTTTTCTGGAAGCATCCTTGTCAAGGATAATCGTTACAGTTTCGTACTGCAGGATCTGTTTTCTTTGTTCGGGTGATACATTTGTCCCTAATAAAGCACACCCCTGTACGTTTTTCAGCCTAGAAACAGAACAAGCGGACGCTGCGTCCTCAACTAGTATCATATTGAGACTATTTTTGTTGACGACATAAAGGCCACTAGTATCCCCATAAGAAAGCCACTTAGGTTTGTCGCAATAATTCAAGGCACGCCCCACGGCGCCTTTACCTTCATTCATGTAAAACAAAACACGGTTTCTTACGGGATCATACTTTATGTCCGCCCACCCAAATCCGTAAGCATCAAAGCAATTAACTGACTTTAGATAGTTCATGACGTCAGTATGGAAACGGGGATGTGAAACCATTCTCGGAAGGGGTAAGGATCTTCTAGGTTTGTTTTGAGACTTTCCTAGTAATTTGTCTCTTACTGCAGATAAGCCGTAACCGCTCCGGACAGCCCCTTTAGATCCACAACTTGCCTTGTAGCAGTTCCAGAATGTTTGTCCCTCTTTCTTCGTTAAAGTAAAAGTGTACTTACCAAGACAGAAAGGACAGTCGATTCTCTTTGTTTCGCCATCAGAGATTTCAATGTCTGAAATGATTTCTTTTTGTTCTTTGTATGTAGACATAAGTGCCCTATGGGTATAGCTCGGCCCGGAAGGGCCTCGCAAAAATACCATTAGTTAGTGTCATCGTCTAGCCTTAGAAAAGTACTAGTTATGGGGTTATAAACTCACTAAGCAAATAAGGTATTGAAATTAAACAATAGTACCTTAACGCTTTGGTTGGGGGTTCAAGTCCCTCCGGGCCTACCACTCCACTGATAACAAACGATTATTTGAGAAAAATTTAGTTTAGTTAGAAAAAGTTTTAATTCTTAAGTCTAACTGACGACTCAACCGAGCCAATACATCAGTCCCGCCACCCCTGCTGCAGTCAGCAGAGGAAGCAAAAGAACCGATGTAATATAAAGCCACTTTAACTGTTGCGGATTAGGCACATTAGTTAAGTCCACACCTACGGCAGGAAAGTCAGGCTTCTTCTGATTTATCACTGAAAGCCTCCGGGACGGTCTCCGTCCAGACGTTAGAGACAAATACAAACCGCGGCCCTGCATAAACAGGAGTGACTCGGTGAAGATGATTAGACTGGAAGACTATCATCCGATTGTAGACTGGTGCGATACGCTCGATCTCGTGGACTTCATCCTGTATCTCCAGATATCCGCCCTTCACTAGATGCGGGACCGGGTAATAAACAGACCCTATGGCCGGGGACACGACAGTGCCGTCCCTTTCATACTTCACCTCGTCCTTGTCGAAGTGCCACTGCATGTGATCTGAGACGTGAATCACATTAAGCCAGTACTCGAAGCCCTTCACAGGGCTAGTATCTGTTATCAACGGCTCCCAGATCTTCTGAAGCGTGCGCTCCCAGATGTTTTCAGGCTCTTTTGCCCACCACCCGGGGGTCCACATCGTGTCCGCTTGAAATTGGTCTGACCAATTCTCACTTTGGTTATATTCATCAAGCATTTGTTGGTCAGTGTTAAAGCTATCTTGGACTATCATTTGCGAACCTCTTGCGCATAGCGTTTCCGGCTAGGGTTTGGGTGGTTTTAACGTAGGTTTGAAGTACCTGCGCGCTCTTGTGGCCTGTTACGGCCCGCAACTCGTCATAGGTACAGCCACTTTCCCCTAAAATTGTTGCGCCAGAACGTCTTAAATCCCGTATTTGAAGTTCTTTTGGCAGTCCTGCAGCCTTCAGAACCTTCCGGACTACCTTATTGTAGCCCCAGCGGTCTCCGTACGGGCGATCCGTCGCCTCGTAGACGACAAAGTTATCCTGCTCTTCAGGTAACCCGGCAATACGCTGCAGGAGCCTGTCAGACACGGGTACTTCCATGGCCGTCCCGGTCTTTTCCTGCACGAAGACCATCACATCGCCCTGAAGGTTAGCCCGCGTCAGCTTAATCATGTCGCCGGGACGCTGGCACAGATCGAAACAGAGAAGCGCCAAAGTTCCGACGCTTGCTCGGTTCATCTTGTCTGCAGTGTCAATAAAACGACGCACCTGCTCTTCTGTCCATTTGATCTCTCTGGACTTCAGTCCGACTAATCCCATCCGAGAAAATGGATTACCGGAGACTTTTCCTGCACGGAAGGCGTTAAACCAGACCTTGCGTAGCACTTTGACTACGGACTCGCCTCGGTGATCCGATACCTGCGCACAAAGTTCCTGATATAGCAGGTCAGCATGCTCTGCAGACACGCTCCGGGCCAGCATATCCCCGAACCGGGTCTTGCCAGAGCCTAAACGCCAATCTGAGGCTTGCGCCAGCATGGCCAAATATAGCTTTTTGGAGTTCTCTGCCAGCTTCTGGTAGTCCGTAGTGGTCTTGTAGCGGGCAATGATGCCGTCCACGGTCCGTTGATCCGTCAGTGGGGTGAAGCTTTCTCTGCGCTTGAAGTCTTCATAGTCACGCTGCAGGTCAAGAGAGTAGCTCCTTGCCTCCGTGGCATTGTCGAACTGCGCATAACTCGCCCGAACGGTCTCCTTCCACAGTTGAGGAGGGTTAACTACCCAGACTACCCGGCCTTTACGGTGCTTTTTGGTGACGTACTTAGCTTTCATCGGTAGTCACCTCCTCAAACACGTTAAATGCTGCAGCTTTGCGCATCTTTTTGAGGGGATAGTGGACGCACGGCTCCAAATCCGCCGGGTCATTCCGGTCTGTACGGCCAGAAAGCTCAATTTCTAGGTTTGGAACCAGTAATTTATTGAAGAATAAGCCGTCCGTGAACGCAGCGACTAGATAACACGGCTTGTTTGTCGCCGTAGTGAGCTTTTGGCCGCTTATAATCTTTAGAAGGCTTAAAAGTAGCGTATCGTACCGCTGGGAATGGTTCTCTCGGCACTTTACCTCGACAAAACACCGCAAGCTCTGGTCTTCAGGCTCAAAAAGAGCGAAATCTAGGCCGTAGCTACGCGGAAGCTTGTGATATTCCAGTTCGAGGGCGTCAGAAATGACTTCAACTACACGTTTTTCTTTTTTTAAGTCTGAGGAAGACTCGTAAATAGGTCGTTTTTTCACGTGTTTCTCCTTTGCTAGTGTAACCTCGCGACACTAACAAAGGTATTAGTTATGTGTCAACAGCACTTAACGATTATGTCACCATCTTCTTCTGGACACCCAGCCAACACAATTAACTGACCACCCTTTGTGCAAAGGATAGGAACATTAGTCCGGGTCTTCTTGGCTAAACTTTGTGCTTCCTCTATTGCGTCAGCAAGAGCTTTACCGCAATGGGAATGCTTATTAAATTGAATATCGTAAGTCATAAAGAATTCCTCCACAGTCAAAAAATTACTTACGCGGAAGAACTTTTGTAACTCCGCTTGCCGAAAAACTCTCCCAAAAAAAGACTTACGCGGAGGACGAATTATGACTCTATTATTTTGTTTGGCAGTGTCAATAGTCTACTTCTAATAGGGCGCCTGCCCACCCTCAAAATTTTTTTTTTCGATCGCCTCTGCTAGTGGCGCTGAAGCGCATTAGTTATTGCAAATCAAGGGCCCCGGTCCTATAGTGACGGTGCCCGCTGTGGTGGCGGGCGCTTCTATTCACTAGCAAACGAGGATTAATCCCAATGACAAAAAAACAAACCGGCGGCCGGGTGATTTACCGCGGCCCGTCTGAAATCAACGGCGCGCCGATAGTCGCGATTCTAATTCCGGCATCATCGAATAAGAAAACCGGGGCCATGGATCAGGTCTATATTTTGGCCGATTCAGAAAAAGATCCGCTCACTATTAACCGGCTTGGGCTGGATCGGTCCATCTGCGGCGATTGCCCGCTGAAGGGCACGCCGGCCCCGGATAAGCCGAAAGGAACGGCCCGCAACCGGGCGTGCTATGTCACCCTGTTTCAGGGCCCGCTGATTGTCTGGAAGGCGGACCGCGCCGGGAAATATCCCGATGCCGAAAATCTGACCGAATTAGGCCGGGGCCGGAATATTAGGCTCGGAGCTTACGGTGACCCGGCAGCTATTCCGGCC